TGCCTTGTGCATATCAAAGACGTTACATCCAATGGGCTCCGCGTGGTCAGGGCACTGGTGCGCCCGTAGCAATTTTTAATCCACAGGAAAAGATGCCTGAAACGAAACGAGATGAAAACGATAATCGGGAATACGTGGTCGATGGGAACGGCGAGTATATTGAAGAAACACATCAACATTTCGTAATTATTGTGAACGAAGACGGGACTACGGAAACTGCGTTGATTGCGATGAAGTCTACTCAGCTAAAAAAATCACGCAAGTGGAACAGTATGATCGCCAGTACGACACTGATGGGTAAGAACGGACCATTTACACCCGCCCGTTTCAGTCATCTATATCATCTAAAAACACTTAAAGAAGAAAATAGCAAAGGCAGTTGGGATGGTTGGGAGATGTCGCGCATTGGGCCATTGACCGATCAACCGGCGATCTATCAGCAAGCGAAACAGTTTGCTGAATCGATAACTGCGGGTGATGTTGTTGTCAAACATAGTAGTGACGAAGAAACGGTAACTGATCCGGGATTCTGAAGTCACTTGGGGGCACAGCAATGTGCCCCAGTTTGAGGAACAACTATGTCTGTTGAAAAATTTAGTGCCATCTTTGATGGCCTAGAGCAAGCCTATGGCACGTTCAAAATAGAGAATAAAACACAGAACGGAAAGAATGCCGGCAAAGCGGCAGTCATACGCGAGCCGCGGACCAAGGAACTATGGGAAGGCCATTTATCTGGTAAAGGTAAAGCAATCGGCATCATACCGATCAATGAAGACAACAACGTCAAATGGGGTTGCATCGATATTGATCAGTATCCTTTAGATCTTACTCAACTTGTTAAAAAGATTCGTAAGATGAAGTTGCCATTAGTGGTCTGCCGGTCTAAATCTGGCGGAGCACATTGCTTTTTATTTACAAAAGAGTGGGTGTCCGCGAAGTTGATGCAAGAAACTTTGCAACAAGTCTCAAGCTCTCTTGGTTATGGCGACAGTGAAATATTTCCAAAACAGATCAAGCTGCATTTAGATCGGGGGGACGTCGGTAACTTTCTGAATCTTCCATACTTTGATGCCGAAGAAGGGTTACGTTATGCAATTAAACACGATGGTACATCCGCTACGTTGGAAGAGTTTTTTGCGCTCTATGAGAAATCGTGCCAAACAGCGGAAGCGGTACAAGCGCTTCTCTCTCCTAAGACTGGAGCATTATCCACCCTCGCTGATGGTCCTCCGTGCCTACAGTATTTATGTAAAACAAAAATTTCCGAAGGTGGTCGAAATAATGGGCTCTTCAACTTGGGAGTCTATTTACGCAAAGCGTTTCCAGACGAATGGGAGTCCAAGATCCTGGAGCAAAATGCACAGTATCTGGATCCACCCCTACCGCTTAGTGAGGTCAACATCGTCGCCAAGCAACTTGAAAAGAAAGACTATGCCTACCGTTGTTCCGATACGCCGATCTGCGCGCATTGCAACAAAGACCTCTGCCAAACCCGCAAGTTTGGTATTGCGTCGGCGGCGGCGGGAGCCTCGATTGCGAACCTCCGCAAATACAACTCGACACCGCCTGTCTGGTTTATGGACGTTAATGGGGAGCCTTTGGAGCTCGACACTGACGCGCTCTTATCGCAGGTCACTTATCAAAAGGCGTGTATGGAGCAGCTTAATTTCATGCCGCGGACAGTCTCTAAAGTTAATTGGGAGTCGCGGATTAGCACTCTGATGTCGGAGATGCGGGATAACGAAAGCGCCATTATGGAAGTAGCGCAGGATGCCAGTACGTCTGGTCAGTTTTATGACTACCTTGAAGAGTTTTGCCGCCATTTACAGCAAGCGCAAGATAAAGAAGAGATCTTGCTTCGCCGGCCGTGGACTGACGAAGAATCCAATATGACTTACTTTCGGCTACGGGACTTCGAAGCGCATCTCCGCAAGAATAAATTTTTTGAATTTAAGTCACACAAGATCGCTCAACGACTACGGGACATCAATGGCAAAAGCACCGTGTTGAAAATAAAAGGACGCGCAGTGCGTGTATGGGAGATACCTGCTTTTGAGTCAGCAGACATCGACCTAAAACCAAGATTTAACCAAGAGGAGTCGCCGTTCTGATGTTAAAAGCAGATGGTTTTGATGAAGCAATTATTGGAGTTGGCCGGCGATGCGGACAACCGACAATCGTTGTATACGACGCTAATAAATGCAGGGAAATATTACAGAAACAACTTAAATCTGACGTAGTAGAAGATGAAATAGTTGCAGACCTTGCAGCGGACGAATATTTCGAGTTTAACGTCGTTGGAGCTTGGATGGGCGAAGACACACCAATATTCGTAGAGCCCTTAAATGGGATCGAAGAACTTAACGAGTGGGTAGAAAACAATGAGTAATAACGAAGAACGTGATTTGAAAATATACGACATGCGGGTCAACCGCTACATGACCTTGACTGCGATTGCGAAACGATTGGGACTCTCGCGTGAGAGAGTAAGACAAATCGTGCAGGAGGTGACAAAAAAACTAGGGGAAGACGGGAATGTTTCGGATATTCGGACCACCGGGGACAGGTAAAACAACCACCTTATTAAACATGGTAGACAAAGCGTTTGATGAGGGAGTGCGACCTCAAGACATTGCGTTTTTAGCCTTTACCAGAAAAGCAGCGAACGAGGCAAAGGAACGCGCTTGTGCGCGATTTAACCTCAACCCAAAAGAAGATCTGATTTACTTCAGAACTTTGCACAGTTTGGCGTTGCACCTGACGGGGATTCGTACCGAACAGATCATGCAGAGAGAACATTACAAAGAGTTAAGTCATGCGATTGGCGTCACCTTGATGACTAATAACATTGGCGGTGATGACTTCCTGGATCTTAACAAAGCTACTGATCCGATCCTAAGTATCATTGATCTAGCCCGACTAAAAAAAATACCGCTACGCGAACAATATAACCAGAGCGAAATCGATGAAGTATGGAACACGGTGCACTATGTCAGTGAATCGCTAACTAAATATAAAAAGCTATACAAGCTGTTTGATTTTACAGACATGCTAGAGCTTTTTTCTAAGAAGGCACAATCGTTTAAGTATCGGTTCAAGTTGACCTTTCTTGATGAAGCACAGGACTTATCGCCTTTGCAGTGGGACATCGCACACATTCTGGATGACATGTCCGACAAGATGTACTGCGCGGGTGATGACGATCAAGCTATCTACCGTTGGGCAGGGGCAGATGTGGATCACTTCATTAATCTGGACGGTGGATCAGAAACTCTGCAAACCTCTTTCCGCATACCGGCACAGGTGCATGAGGTAGCGGAAAACATTAGCCGGCGGATCAGTAATCGGTTTCCGAAACAGTACACACCTCGCACGGACAGCGGCTCAGTCAAACGAATCAATTCACTGGACTCGCTTGATATGAGCGAAGGATCTTGGCTTGTTCTTGCACAGTCTGGTTACCATCTGACGCCTATCGCTCACGATCTCAGATCCAGTGGCTACCTGTTCAATTACCGCGGACATCGATCTATCGGCGAAAAGATTGCCGATGCGGTCAATGGTTGGGAGGGTCTGCGTAAAAACAAAGAAATCAGTGGCAAGACGGCGCGTAACATCTATTCATTTATGAGCCTAAAGGAGCGGGTGACTCGTGGTTACAAAAAATTACCGGCACTCAACGATGAGGATTTAGTTGATCTAGATACCTTGATCGCCGACCACGGGCTACTCGCAAATAGAGAAATGATCTGGCACATCGCGATGGACAAGTTGCCGGAACAGGATCGGGCTTACATCATTGCGCTCTTGCGACGTGGAGAGAAGTTCAACGGAGAGCCCCGTATTACAGTGTCCACGATCCACGGGTCAAAGGGTGGCGAAGCAGATAACGTGGTGCTCTTTACCGATTTGTCGCCGGCCGCAGAAAAAGCCGCACGAGATAATCCAGACGATCTACATCGTGTATTTTATGTGGGCGTAACTAGAACCAAAGAAAATTTGTTCATTGTTGAGCCTGAAGATGTATCAAGGAGCTATGAGTTATGACTCGGGACGAGATACTGGATAAAGCGGCCGATCTGATTACGGCGAGCCGTGATGAAGTGTACGGCGATCCGCGTACCAATCATCAACGCATTGCTGATTTATGGTCAGTAATTTTAGGAGTCGATGTGGATGTTGATGAGGTCATCCTTTGTATGATCGCAGTGAAGATGTCCAGACTTATCAAAACGCCAGAACATGAAGATTCGTGGGTAGATATTGCAGGGTATGCCGCTTTGGGTGGAGAAATCACAGGAGAGTAATCGTGAGCTTAGAGATGGCGATGTCGCCACAAAAAACAGAATGGATTCCCCCGTTGGAGCTACCAGACTTGTCAGGCGCAAAACAAATTGCAATTGACGTAGAAACTCGCGACCCAGATCTGAAAAAGATGGGCCCCGGATGGGCGACCGGTAATGGAGAAATCGTTGGTTACGCTATCGCCACCGCTGATTGGTCAGGGTACATCCCTGTAGGACACGAGGGCGGCGGCAATCTGGATAAGCGGATCGTAAGTAAGTGGCTGAAAAAAGTTTTTGAGTTACCGTGCGACAAGATTATGCATAACGCCCAGTACGACGCCGGTTGGATTAAACGAGAGGGTTTCGAGCTCAAGGGCAGACTAATCGATACGATGTTGTTGGGCAGTTTGTTAGATGAAAACAGGTTCAGTTACAGCCTCAACGCTCTGTCCTTTGACCTACTCAACAAAGCAAAATCAGATAAGGAACTTATCGATGCCGCTCGCACCTTTGGATTCGACCCAAAAGCAGAGCTCTGGAAGATGCCGGCCATGTATGTCGGTGCGTATGCAGAGACGGACGCGCAGTTAGCCTTAGAACTTTACAACTATATGAAGGTTGAGATCGGCAAACAGGGGCTGAACAGTATTGTCGATCTGGAGCTACAACTTTTGCCGTGTTTAATTGACATGACGTATCGCGGTGTTCGTGTCGATCAAGATCGAGCAGAACGCACCCGCAACGAGCTCATCAAACGTGAGCAGGTAATTTTACAAAAAATAAAAAAACAGGCAGGGTTTGATGTTGAAATCTGGGCGGCGAGAAGTCTCGCTGAAGCGTTCGACAAAATCGGCATTCCGTATTCTCAGACGGAGAAAGGCAATCCTAGCTTCACGAAGACGTTCTTGTCGGAGCATGAACACCCGTTCGCACGAATGATTGTAGAAGCGCGAGCTCTTAACAAAACTTCAGGGACGTTCATCAATAACATTTTGAAATATTGCAGTGCCGACGGCAGGATTCATGGTCACATCAACCAAAACCGATCTGATTCTGGTGGCACGGTGTCAGGCCGGCTATCAATGAACAATCCTAATCTGCAACAGATACCGGCTCGCGACCCAGAACTGGGGCCGATGATCCGTAGTCTGTTCCTACCGGAAGAAGGCGAGCAGTGGGCAGCAATCGATTTCTCGCAACAGGAACCACGGATCCTAGTGCATTACGCGCACGTCTATGGCAAAGCACGAGGTATCCCGTTGCAGGGAGCGAAAGAGTTTGTGCGTCGATATCACGAAGATCCCGACACCGATTTCCATACAATGGTAGCGGAGATGGCAGACATTGGCCGTAAACAAGCCAAGACCATCAATCTGGGGATGATGTACGGCATGGGTGTCAACAAGCTATCTGAACAGCTAGACATACCGTTGGAAGAGGCGAAGAAATTAATTAACCAGTATCACGACCGCGTACCCTTTGTGAAAGGTTTAATGACGGGTGTCATGAATCGACTGAATGATAAAGAGGCGTCAGGATCCGTGCGCTCGATTCTGGGACGCAGATGTCGTTTTGATTTATGGGAGCCCGATACTTTTTCCATGAACAAGGCGTTGCCGTATCGGGAGGCGGTAAAGGAGTACGGCGAAACGACCCGACTCAAACGAGCCTACACCTACAAAGCGTTGAACAGGTTGATCCAAGCTTCGGCCGCGGACATGACCAAGCAAGCGATGGTCAACTTGTATCAGGCAGGACACTTGCCGCTCGTGCAAATACACGACGAGATTGCTATGTCGGTCACGGATCGCGAACAGGCTTTGGCGTTTGCAAAGATTATGGAAGATGCTGTACCGTTAGAAGTACCCAACAAGTGCGATGTCGAGATCGGCGCGAGTTGGGGTGAGGCGGAATAAGCGGCCGCCTTATCTTTCATGTTGACTCCCTTATGTGGCCGCCTTCGGGCGGCTTTTTTATAAGACCCATATGATATTGATATGGGACTAATGCCACATTGGTTTACCTTTAGTGCTTGACATTATCGCATACATGAATTACACTGTTTGATGAGTTGGAAGCCCCAACTCATTGATGTTTAACAATTAACTACGGGAAATTTATCATGTCAAAAAAACGTGATAGCCAAGCATTAGCTCGGTGGTTCAGTCTGCCTGTTTTAGACAAGGCGTTTAAACCAAAAAAGACCAAGACCAAAA